GGTCTTTTCATGGTTATACAAAGCCACAGTTGACTGCAATTATGACGCCTACTAGTGTGGTTAATGCTTATTTCAAACGTCTGAAACCGGATACGAATTCTTGCTTTTTTAGGGTATTTCTGAAGGATGAAATTTCTAAGTTGTCAAAAATAAAAGAAGGTAGGATAAGAAATGTATGTGGTTCACCTTTTGACCACACATTGGCAATGGGTATGTTCTGTAAGGAATTTGATCACGCTTTGGAGAAATTCAGAACTGCATTGCCAATAAAAATTGGTTTAAATATTTGGAGTGAGGAATGGAATCAATTGTACAATTTTATGAAGAAGTGGAAGAAATTCATTATTTTGGATTTTCGTGGTTTTGAATATACTCGTAGTCCTAAGGAAGATAAGTATATTATAGAAATACGTTCTATTTTTTCTAAAAATCCTGGTTTATGGAGAAAATATCTTGAGATGATTTACCATGATTCGACTTTTGCTTTGGCAATTGATGGATTGGGTAGAGTTTTACAAACTATTGGTCATACAAAAAGTGGTGATTTTACCACTTGTCATGATAATTCTCTATTGGCTTTGGCTTATATTTGTCGTTGGTTTCGTTCTTGTGGTTTGGATATGTCAATTGAAAATATACTTTGTTTGTTGATTTTTGGTGACGATTGTGTGATCGGAATACCGGATGAGTATGCTGAAATTCTGACCGTGCAATCATTACATAAGTATTTTTCCGATCATGGGATTGAGGTTACAGGACCAAAAGACTTTGTATCCCTAGATCAAGTCGATTTCCTTTCTTTGAAGTTTGTTTGGTCTCCTGAATTGCAAAAAATTGGATTTTTGCCTGTTCGTCATGAGAAATTGTTTTATTCTGCGTGTTGCACTATTCGTGGTCAGACGCCTTCACAGCGTTTGATGCGGATTCTGCAAATTCAGCGGATGTTTACTTTTGATCCTGATGGATGGGAGAGGATTCAGTTTATTGTAGATTGTTTTGTAAACAAGAATCATGAGATCAATAAGAACGAGATTGATTGGAATAAAGCTCTTCAGTTGAGGATGACAAGAATTTTGGCACTTTCATGTGTCAATAAGTTTGAAACATTGCGACAACCTGATGGTTTTACTGATGAGATTATGCTTATGTCAAATAAAGTCCATAACCTCAATGGACTTAAATTTAATATGTCAAAGAAATTAATGAAACAAGTTAAGAAGGTTGCTAAGCAAGAGAAGAAGATTGCTAAGCAAGAGAGAAAAGTTTTGAAGCCTGCAAAGAAGAAGAAGCAGGCTAAGAATAAGAGAGGTAAGTTGTCTGGTCGTGTTCCTGAAAAGAACGCTCAGATTGCTATGAAGTCTATGGGGGATCCATTTAGTTTTGATGCTGTGCATTGGCCTGATGGGACTTATCCAAGTTCTGCTATTAAGTATGAGTTTGAAGTCAATCCTGGTTGGGTTGAAGACTCTGTGGTTGCTGGTAATTACTATGCATCCTTGAGTTTAAACGCTAGGTTGAAATCAACATACTCTAACATCAGTGCTGTTGCAAATGGTGTTTTTACTTGGACTTCTAATGATTCGCCTAAATTGTCTGCTATTGAAACAAGTTTTGGTGCTTATCGTTGTACTGCGAGTGCTTTTAAGGTTATTGATTATACTCCCGTTCTTGAGAAAGGAGCGCGGATGTACATTTATCGTACGTCTCCGGGTTCTGGGGGTGCTGCGATTGCTTCGGTTGATGTTTTAACATCTATGCCAGGAGTGACCGAGTACTCTTCCAACGAGAGTTTTCAGTCAAAAGAGCCTCGTGTTTCAACTTTTCCATTCACATTTGGAGCTGCTGATACGAATGAGGGTGGAACTGATGGTTATACTATGTTAGCGTGGAAGGATCCATCAGAAGCCAATGTATTTGATAATTCTATTGGGATTATTCTTTTTGCTAGATCAAATGCGGAAGCTATTACTATTAAGGTTTGTCAACACTTAAATGTTGTGCCGTTTAATGCGGTGCAATTTGAATTTGAGGTTGATATTCCTATTGGTTCTCAGACTGCCGTAGATAATGTTGTTGCTGAAATTGATGAAAAAGTCTCTGTTTTAGAGTCTTATAGTCCTTTTAGTTGGCAAGAAGCTGCTGTTGAGGTAGGAAAATATATTGACACTGCATCAGAACTTTTTGTTCATGGTAGAAATCTTGTGTCTTCTATAGCTGGTTTATTGGGTGTCCCTGGACCATATATTCCGATTGTGCATGCTATGCACGCGGAAGCTGTGTTCGCCAGGAAAACTAGTCTATCGCCTTACAAAAGTAGGGTAATTGGTCAATTGGTTCTTGATTTTATCAAGAGACAAAATAATCGTCTAGGTGATGATGGCCGTTTGACCATTCGAAAAATTCTGATTGATTCAGTTTATCTCTGTAAAGATGAGATTGAATTTATGAAGTATTTTGACACCGCTTGTGTGGATGTTGATAGTGAAATGAAACACAGCTCTGACTATATTGAAGTTGTTCGCACAAACTTTCAGTATGGTAAAAGTAAGTGATTATTTATCAACTCCTTAATACTTATTGTTGGTAGTGAAAGACTTAAGTCTTTATCAACAATTATTTTTAAATGCCTGCCAGGGATCATCTCCTTTGCCTTGGTGGGGTCTTCGGATTTTGAACTCTTATAACGTAAACTCTTAATGTATTGAAGTGTCGCAAACTTTCGGTGTGTTTTGAGCAATCTTGTTTCTTTTCTGAATTTCCAATATAAGACCATTTTGCGCTTTTGGAAAATTTGGTTTTGAGATTTGGTGCGTTGTGAGTGAATGAAACTAATAGAGTCTTTCTCTATTAGGGGATTTGGCGTCGTGTGTGATGTGGTCGTGGACAATGCAATTCCACGATTTATTTCTGGTTCTCGATAAACTAGAAATAGCTAACTAGTTAG